TTAATATGGATAATAATCATAATAAGATGTTTCGTTCGCCCACCAAACTCTCTTTGCATCTTTGTAAGCGTAGTTTGACTTGAATCCACTGGTATATGTATCTCCGCCGACCTTTACAGTTGCCTTTACCATGTAGTTGCGACTAATACCTGCTTTACGCCCAATTTCGGAATATACAATGGTGTCTGTTTGCCCTCCATTGTAGTACAAATCTCCACCCGCTACATCAATAGCCCACGCTGTAAGTGGAGCGCCGACAACCATAACTGCTGCTACAAGACCAACTACTTTCGTTCTCAACTTCTTTGCTCTCATTCGATAAACCTCCTTTCTCTTTTTTACTTTTTGATAGTTTTATGTCACGTACTGTTTTTACTAACCTCAACATAACATATATTTCATTAAATGTCAAGTTATTTTTGTTTCAATAATAGAAACAACTTAGGCGGGGCTATCCGCAAAAGTCCAGTAAAATCAAGGATTTAAGCAGTCGTTAGAAGTGGTAGAGTGAGGAGAAATGTAGGTTGTTCATGTATTATTTATGCATTATTCCTACAATTTTACTCCTACACTCTATCCTATTTTTTCGATTTCCTCTCGGAGCCACTCAAACTCACGAGCGGTATAAACTTTTTCGGTGATATCCGAGATTTTATGGCCGACCAGATACTTGATCGCATACTCGTCAACACCGTATTTCTTCGCCATCGTAACAAAGTGTTTCCGGCCGTCGTGAGGGCGATGCTCCGGGTTCAAATTCAGCTCATCTCGTATTCTGCCAAACGCCTGTTGGTAGCGTGCATAGGTGAGCTTTATATTTTTGCTCCGGTTCCCAGAATCGAGCCAGTTAAAGAGATACTCGCTGCCAACACTCTGGGCTTCTTTATATTTTCGTTCGACAATGGAGCGAATTCTCGAATGGATCGGGACAGAACGGTCTGTGCCGGCTTCGGTCTTCATGCCACCTCGGAAAGTCCAGTTTTCCAAATCGACATCCTCCAAACGCAGTAAACCGAGTTCCTGCGGACGCCAACCGGAATAGCACTGCACCAGCAGAATATCGACACCGACTTTGTCATCAACATGAGCCCAGAGCTTTTCCATTTCCTCGTCCGTAAACGGGATATGCTCCCGCTTTACATTGTGGATTTCCTTGATGGTATCATCCGTAAGGTTGAATGTTCTGGCATAGTTGCGGTCTACCAATTCGTACTCCAGGGCATAGTCCAGCATCAGATTGAAAAGCGATTTGATCTTGTTTTTGGTCGTGGCGCTTGGCGTTCTCTTTTCCCCTCGAATCGTTATGGTTCCTTCATCCATACAGCCTTTCACATGGCGGGCGCGAATGTCCTTGACTCTCATGTTAGCTACGGACGAGCAATACGCCCATGCCGATTTGACACCGCGTGCGCTTTCTTCACTGATAGTATCGAAATATTCGGCAGTCCATTTCTCGTAGAGTTCTTTAACGGTTATGGACGGCTCAAGATCATAAGGGTTCTTGTTGTACTCAACCAGAGCGGCGTAAGCGTCGTTGTAAGTCGGAAAATAAGACTCCGGCTTCAACGGCTTGCAAATGGGTTTTCCGGTCTCGGTCTTTCCGACGGACACCATGGCGCGGAACGGCTTACGCAGGTTTCGGTTCTTGATTTCACTTATCTGACCGAAACCGTTGGGCAGACGGCGACGCTTATTGTTCTTGGCACGAGGCTTTCTGGATTTGACAGATGGCTGAAGCGGGAAACCGCAATGAGGACAGGTTGCGGCTTTATCGCTGACCTGCAATTCGCATTCGGGGCATTTGATTAGCATAACTCATTCCTTTCTGTCTTGACGTTGATTTCCCCTTGGTAATCATATATGATTGTGTAGGAATTGTCAACTCCTACACTTTATATTTTCAGAGGAATTTGTATATGGTCAGCAAGGCAGAATCAACCTGTCCACGATGCGGCGGGTGCTTAAAATACTATGACAGTGTGCAGAGAATTGTACGGACGAAAAACCGTAAAAGCGAATTTATCCGAATACGACGGCTGCACTGCCAGGTCTGTGGGGCGTTTCATCGAGAACTGCCCGACTTTATATTTCCATACAAGCAGTATGAGTCCGAGATCATACGCGGTGTTCTGGAGGGGCTGATCACCTGTGAGACTTTGGGTTTTGAGGACTATCCGTGCGAGATGACCATGCTGCGCTGGTTGATCGAGTTTTCCACCGAGGTTGTTTGTACTTAGCGGTAGTTGCTAATTTAGAATAGCCATTGAAAGGAGGCCGTAGCAGATGGAAGAAACTGAATTCAGGCCCGGCTCTGTCCCGGTATGTGTAGCGGCCAGAGTATACGGCAAGGATGCCTCGTGGGTTCGAGCCGGCATTATCTCCGGCTGGCTACCGATTGGAAAAGCCACACGCAATGGAAAGCTGGTCACAAGTATCGAAGAGATGAACTCGAAATACGGACGGATCAACTTCTACATTTCCCCGAAACTCTTGTATCAGGAGACCGGATTTCTTTGGAAAGGAGAGAAAATCTGATGGGTACGAACATTCGCCCGGAGCTGTCAAACAAAAGCCCTTACTGGATCGAGCGGCACCGCTACTATGAGTTGAAGCATTTCTGCCTGCAATACCCAATTTGGAAAAGGGCATATGCGGCTCTTGGTAATCTGGGTGCAAACCCGCAAACGCTGATGCTGTTCTCCAAAACAAATCAGCGCAACAGTCCGACTGAGCGGTGTGCTGTCGCCAGATTGTACTATCTCGAACGCATGAAATTAGTGGAGCAGGCAGCTATCGGAGCCAGCGCGGAGCTGTCCAATTACATTCTCAAAGCGGTTACGGAGGGCTGGTCGTACGACGTGCTGAAAGTGCAGCTTGATATTCCCTGCTGCAAGGATGTCTATTACGACTGCTACCGACGGTTCTTCTGGCTGCTGAACAAGGAGCGTGATTGAATTGAAAATTGTAGACATCGCAGTTCGCAAGGTTTACCGCTTCAACTGTCCGAATTGCCAGAGCCGCTTGGAAGCCGAAGCGCAGGAACTGGTTGATATCGGCGGAAAGGTGTGTAAGTTCTTCTGCCCCGTTTGTCGGAAGGACCGATACATCACATGGTCAGAGCTTCGTAAGAAGATTATTTACGATGGTTCGCACTGATTACAGCTCCTATTGTGAAAGGAGTGTGTCTGTATAACTTATAAGCAAACATAAAAAAAAGAGATTGAGCCGCTTAACAACGGCTCTTTCTTTTTATATTTTCAGGACGCGGGTGACAGAAACCCATGTTAAATTGGTATCTGAAAAAATCCCTGGTAAGAAAATCCGAAAAAACATTTTATGGAGGCAGACATGGAACTTTTATTTTTCATTCTTGGTATGGCAGTCGGCGTCGCAGCTATTTACATCTGGCTCACAGCGAAATCGGACGGCACACTGCGAATTGACAGTTCTGATCCGGATGGACCGTATATGTTCTTGGAGGTCAGGCGAAGCACCGAGGACATCCGAAAGAAACCGTTCGTCATCTTGCGTGTAAATCTGAAAAGTTATCTTACGCGCAAATAACAAGCCCTTTTATGGACCAATCAACCACTTTTGAAAAGGAGAGATCGTTATGAGCGAAATCAGAGATCTGTTGAATGAGGAAATCAAGTCCCAGATTAAGGACCTGGCCTCTCTGGAAACGGGCAGTAAGGAAAAGTCATCTGCGGTAGATGATTTGGCGAACCTTTATCGGTTGAGTATCGAGGAAACCAAGCTGGAGCTGGATGCTGAGGAAAAGAGCGAGCGCCGCCGGATTGATGAGAACGAGTCGCAGGACCGTCTGATCAACTGGAAGCACGACGACGCATTCCGCAACGCACAGCTTGACGAGCAGGTCAAAGCCCGGTACTTCAATCTCGGTATTGCGGCAGCCGAATTGATCTTGCCGCTGGCATTCTATGCGGTCTGGATGAAGAGAGGATTTAAGTTCGAGGAAACGGGGGCGTTCACCTCAACAACATTCCGAAATTTGTTCAACCAGTTCAAGCCGAAGAAGAAGTAAAGTCGGTTCAAAGCGGAGGGATCGTGTGTAAAACACGGTCTCTTCGTTTTAACCCTTCGTGAAATTTACAGCCCCTGTTATGGAGATATAGCGGCTTTATCTCTTGACTTAATACAGAGGGAGATTTTACAATGAGTGTAAGATCCTCTCGGATTAAATTTGGAGGTAAGTTTTATGAGCCACAAAATAATCTTTCCCGAGGGTATCGAATTGATCGAATACCTGAATAGGGGTTACGCAATTTGCAATGAATGCGGCGCGCTGATGGAGCGCAGAGAAGATCCGCGAGGCGGTTGTGATATTTACACCTGCCCGTCCTGTGGATGGGAAATTGATGAAATGGAATACGAGTACGAACGCGACGAGGATGTCGACGAAAGAGGTGACGACATTCCGCCTGCCGGATGCCGTGCGTGCGGTGGACCGTATCCGAATTGCAAATTGTCATGCAAGTTATTTGACGACTAATAAAGCGGAGGAGAAGTCCTGACGAGGGCTTCTTCTTTTGTTTTTGCGGAGTTATATATGAGATACCATCATCAAGCACCCAGCATATACCTCGGCTTATACGGACGGCGCTATATTTGCGACCATCCGGTGTATAATAGCTGCACTTTGTTTGAAATTGGCGAAAAAGGACTTGCCGTGATCCAGCAGCGGTATGATGCAGAAATAAAGAGTACCTGGTGGAGCGAGATAGACCCATGGCTGACGGATGAATTATATTTGCATCCCGGTTTCAAAGAATTCTTCGATTTGCGGGCAAATAAGCCGAAGGACGGTCTGTACCCCACCGTAACCATCCGGCAGATCATGTGGGCATTGAAGCTGAAGCCCTTGCCAAAAGCCAAATGGGAGACGGTTTTTGACAGAAAAGAGGTATAAATCGCACGAATTACAGCTCCTTTTGTGAAGAAATCGCATTACTCTACAAAAGGAGATACAAGAATATGAAAACATTGAAGAATAAACTGTATGCTATTGCATTGCTTGTCTGCGGCAGCCTTGGGGTTGCCCTGGAAAACGACGCTACGGCGCTGGTTTTATTTGGAATGATTGCCGTACCATTGTTCTTTGCCAAAGAGAATTGGATTTGCTGAAAGATCGGGCCGCGAACAACGGCTCTTTCTTTTTGCCCTCGCAGCAGTTACAAGTCCTATTATGAGACCTAAATACCTGCTGAAAAGGAGAAATTGATATGAGTATTATCGGTAAAATTATTGGCAAGATGGATGTTTCAAACCTTCGGTTTAAGAAACCGAGCAAGTCTGAACACAAGCCGTCGCTGCTGAAAGAAGTTATGGATAATCCTGAGAAATTCAAACTGGAGGCTACGATTGAGGGAGAAGAAATTGTTGTAAAGATCAGTAAGAAGGAGGAGTCCTGACAAGGACTCTTTCTTTTTCAGCTTCGCAAAAATTACAGGTCCTATTATGAGAGAACGGGCGTTAGTTCAATAGGTAGAACGCCACACTTCCGTGGAGGTTATCGGTTCGAGTCCGATACGAGTTCTCTTGCTTTTTTGAGTCAGCAATGGCTCTTATGTTTTTAAGACGGGAGGGATATTTGATGGATATGGAGCAGTTTTCATTGCTTCTGTGTGATGTTTACCAGATGGATTATACAGTCTGCCCATACGATTTGCGATGGCGCGGAGAATTTGAGAAAACAAGTCTTCAGCAATGGGCGATCGACGAGATTCGTCGGTATGTTGCCGGATGGCTGAGACCGAGGACCGAGGGCAAGGTTCAGGACTATATCGAGGCGGTCGGCTGCTTCGTACGGAGAATGAAGCTCTATTCCGGTTTTCAGAACAATCCATCATCCAAACATTTTAAGGTAGCGTGGGAGCAGGCGATGAATGTTCTGGATCTGCTCAACGCTATGAAATAATTGAAAGGAGAACCCTGGCATGAAACCGAAATTTCTCAAAACCCTTGCACACAAGGCATCCCGGCGATTAAAAAGAAGCACTCCGACCATTCTCACCTGTCTTAGCGCTTTCGGTCTTGTGGCAACGACCGTTTCGGCGGTCAAAGCAACCCCCAAAGCCATGAGGCTCATTGAAGATGCTAAGCAAACCGATCAGTATGACCTGTCAAAGCCGGAAATTCTCTGTCTGACATGGAAATGTTATATTCCGACTGTGCTGATCGGCACCTCCACTTTGGCCTGCATTTTCGGAGCTAACATGCTGAGCAGACGACAGCAGGCAGCGTTGTCAAGCGCCTATGCGCTGGTCAGCCAGTCGTATAAGGAGTATACGGACAAGGTGAAAGAACTCTATGGCGAAGAAACGCACAAGACCATTATGGAAGCCATCGTTAAGGAGAAATGCAAAGATGTATCCCTCCGAACGACCGGCTTCCTTGATGATTCGACACTGGACTTTGACGCGGATGGAAGCGACTCCGAAGTTCATCACACCTTTTATGACCAGTTCTCAAACCGGTATTTCGAGTCTACGGTCAGCAAGGTGCTTCAGGCAGAGTACCATCTGAACCGCAATTTCGCTATCAGAGGCGGGGACGGAACAGTCAACGAATTCTATGAATTTCTCGGGTTGGCTCCGATCGACGGCGGAGATACGATCGGCTGGGCCGTATGCGATGAACTGATGTGGGTGGATTTCAACCATACGAAGGTCACGCTGGACGACGGCATGGAGGTCTATATTGTTGAACCAGTCTTCACGCCTCGTACTCTGGAGGAATGGGATTCCTTTCCGGTCTGATTCCTCGCAAATTTTACAGGCGCTATTATGAAAAGGAGGTAGCACTTTATGAAAAATATTACGAATATGGTTAAGATCCTTGGCTTTGTTGCCACCGCTATCGGTTTCGGAGCAGAATTACTCCACGATTGGGTGGACGAGAAAGAAATGGATGCAAAAATCGAAGAGAAAGTAAATGAAGCGCTGGCTAAGAGAGAAGAAAACGAAGATGAGGAGGAGTCCTGACAAGGGCTCTTTCTCTTTATTCTTCGAGGTGGTGGTATGAACGATATTGCGATCGACACCATTATGCGATTTCGGAACGAACGCCTTATATCTCCCAACGAGGACATGCCCCGTGAATCGTACTTCAAGGCGTCCTATTCCATCTGGGCTGTCTATGAATTGCTCGAACGGGTCATGGATCACCCTTTGACTTCGGCGGATGACATCATCAACGAATTTGCTTTGAAAATGGAGTTATTTGCCAGAGAGACCGATGACGAAGAAGCAAAACTGAAATTCCGGGTCGCAAGCGATGTTGCAGAAGAAATTATGCTGCTATTTGTATAGCGCAGAAATTTGAAAGGAGAAGCGAGAGTATGGAAATGATTTATAGCTGCGTCATGGGTTGTGAAGTGGAATATGAACCGCCAATCGACTATGATGCCTATGACGAATACGAAAACGAAGAATATTTCATTTGAAAGGAGAAAACTGATGAATAAACCCGATTTTGTGGCGATTGTCAAAAGCGTACGAACAGCAATGAAACGCCACAGTCCGGAAATCCTGACAGGTATCGGAATTGCCGGAATGATCACTACAACGGTGATGGCGGTTCGAGCCACGCCGAAAGCGCTCATTCTGATTGATGAGCGTGAAAAAGCCGCCGAGTTTGATGGTTCAGACGAACCTCTGCCGAATGCAGAGAGAGTGAAAGCGGCGTGGAGGTGTTACATTCCCGCTGCTGCGGTTGGCTGTGCTTCCGTCGCTTGCTTGATCGGGGCCAGTTCGGTCAACATCCGCAGAAATGCCGCACTTGCCACGGCATATACCTTGTCCGAGTCCGCTCTGAAGGAGTATCAGGAGAAGGTCGTCGAAGCGATCGGCGATAAAAAGGAGCGCAGCATCCGCGACTCTGTCGCCAAGGACCGTATTGCAAATAAGCCTGTCGAAAACAGCGAGGTCGTTATCACTGATCGTGGAAATACGCTTTGCTACGATGTACTGTCCGGAAGATATTTCAAAACCGACATTGATAAGATCCGAAAAGCAGCTAATGAACTGAACCGGCAGATGCGGGACGAAATGTATATTTCGCTCAATGAATTCTACTACGCGATCGGGCTGGATGGCATCAAGGTCGGCGAAGACCTCGGATGGAACATCGACACCGGTTACATCGAGTTGGATTTCAGTTCTCAGTTGGCGAAAGACGATACCCCCTGCCTCGTGATCGACTATCAGGTAGCCCCTCGATACGATTTCATGAAGTAACGACTTCGCAAAAATTACAGGTTCTTTTATGGAAGAACCCACATATTTTCTGAATTATTTGAAAGGAGATTCACTATGGATACCAATGAAATCATGAACAACGAGGTCATCGAGACCACGGAGGAGATCGTGAAGACGAGTTCTGGAAAGGCACTGAAGGTTGCCGGCGGAATCGGTCTGGCAGTGATTGCAGGCGTTGTCGCCTACAAGTACATTGTCAAGCCGATGGTCGATAAGCGTAAGGCCGAAAAGGAAGAGACTGCGATCTATGAGGCCGATGCGGTCGTTGTTGAGGACAAGGATTCCGAGGACACCGACAAGTAAAGAAAAAACGGGATCACCGAGGGAAAGCATCCGTAACAGGGTGTTTTCCCTTTTCTTTTTATGAAAGAGAGGCGGCGTATGCAGCAGTATTTATATGACGGACCGGTCATGGAATTTGATCGGTGTATCGCGCATCGTTGGGTGGCGTCGACATACGCCCCCTCCGAAAAGAAGGCGAGAAGCAATCTCACCTATCGTTATAAGAAACAGAGCAACCGTGTTGCGGGCACCAGAATTTCGCTTCCCGGAAAGCTCGTCGAAGTCCAGTTAGGAGGAAGCTAATGGAGGAATATAAGCCCAATTCCCACAAGTCCAAAGAGACGCAGGAGGCCATTGCCGAGAAAAAAGTCGAAAAAGTTGTGACCGGTGCGGTCAAGGTCAAGAAAAAGAACGGCTTTGAAAAGCTGGCGGGAACTTTTGTTCCGGACGATGTAGACAACGTGAAGTCTTATATCATGCAGGACATCATTGTCCCCGCGATCAAAGACGTCATTCTTGACGCCGTACGAGCCTTTCTCGGCGTAAACGGGCGGAGCGGCGACAACCGTCGTCCGACCGCCTCGCGAATTTCTTATAAGGACTACTACGGTCGAAAAGACGACCGGCCTACCGCAAATACCCCGCGCAATCGTTCCGGCTATGATTATGAGGATTATGTAATCACCAATCGCGGCGAAGCGGAAGATGTTCTGTCCAGAATGGACGAGATGATCTCCGTGTACGGAATGGTCAGCGTAGCTGATCTCTATGATCTGATTGGCGTTACCGGAAATTACACCGATAACAAGTACGGATGGACGGATATTCGCAGCGCGTCTGTTGTCCGAGTTCGTGACGGATACATTGTCAAGATGCCCAAGGCCATGCCCTTGGATTGATATTTTAGAAAAGGAGCTTTTACTGTAATGAATAAGAACGAAATCATGAGCCGCGCCAGCAAAATCGTCGGTAAGGCCAGCTTTCAGCTTAAGAAGCACAGCCCTGAGATCCTCGTAGTCGCCGGCGTTGCCGGAACGGTTGTGAGTGCGATCATCGCGTGTAAAGCGACACTCAAGGTGAACGAGATCGTCGAGGATGTCAAGCACGACATTGACGATGTACATGACGCCGTTGAAAAGGGTATTACCAAGGCCGGAGAGAACTACTCCGTAGAGGATTCCAAGAAAGATCTCGCCGTGATCTATGCCAAAACCGGTGTAAGCTTCGCGAAGCTTTACGCCCCCGCAGTTATTCTCGGCACGCTTTCCATCACCAGCATTCTCGCCTCTAACAATATTCTGCGGAAGCGCAACGTGGCTCTGAGCGCAGCGTATGCAGCCGTCGATAAGGGCTTCAAGGACTATCGTGAGCGCGTTGTCGAGCGCTTCGGCGAGCAGGTCGATAAGGAATTGAAGTACAACATCAAGGCTAAGAAGTTTGACGAGGTAACGACCGACTCGGAAACCGGCAAGGAAAAGAAGGTCAAGACTATGGCCAATGTTGTCAATCCTGCCGATCTGAGCGATTATGCCCATTTCTTCAGCACCAGCCGTTATCTGGCGAGCGACCACGACTACAATATGATGTTCCTGCGTGCAGAGCAGAATTATGCCAATGACAAACTGACTTCCCGCGGGTATTTGTTCCTGAATGAAGTCTGTGAACGGCTGGGCCTGCCTATTACCAAAGCCGGTCAGGTTGTTGGCTGGGTGAAGAACAGTGAGAAGTCCGACGGCTTCGTTGATTTCAATATTCGTGAGATCGGCCGTGATGTCGATGGCCGCTATGAGTCGGACATCCTTCTGGACTTTAATGTCGATGGGCCGATTCTCGACTTGATTTGATGCGCAAAACGATCTGACCACCCTTGGGCTTTCAACGGTTCGAGGGTGGATTTATATTTTCCGAGGTGATGTTGAAATGCCTGAGCATGTAAAAATCGGCTTAATTGCCAACCTGTGTATGTTATTCGTTTTTGCCGGATGCATGGTTTATACCACCACTTCCAAAGAGGAATCCCCGCCCGAACCGGTTTATACCGAGTGTGAAGTCGTAGCGGAAGAACCGGACACTACTGATATTTCAGTGCAGACCATGGCTTTAGTCATTGATGAACCGACATATCCGATTTCGCAGGAGGAAATCGATCTTATTGCACTTGTCACTATGGCGGAAGCCGAGGGTGAATGCGAAGAGGGCAAACGGCTTGTGATAGATACCATTTTGAACCGTGTGGATCACGAGCGCTTCCCTGATACGGTCGCCGAAGTAATCTATCAGAAAAACCAGTTTTCTTCTATGTGGAACGGGCGTGTTGACCGATGCTATGTAATGGACAATATTGTGCAGCTTGTAAAAGAGGAGCTGCTTAATCGGACCAATTACGAGGTCATGTTCTTTACTGCCGGGCGGTATAGCAACTACGGCACTCCCATGTTTCAGGTAGAACACCACTATTTTTCAAGCTATGACTGAGAAAGGAGTCTTTATCATGCGTAAGATCTTGCCGTTTGTTTCCTATGTGTTCGCTGCGATGTCCGGCATCTGTCTTGTCGGCGGAATGGCTCTGCTTTCGACCGGAAAGGAGTGCTGAAATGGACGAGCTGGAGCGTTTTATCGCAGGACTTGATTACGTCCTCGATACGAAGCGCAAGCGTCATATTATGGGCGGGATTCTGCTGAGTGCATCAATGCTCTTTGGCGGTCTCGCCCTTACCGTTATGACCATCAAAGTCGATGAGGAGGAATCCGATGAATAACAAATTGGTCTTCGGCCTCGGCCTTATCATAGGCGGAGCGGCCGGAGTTGCCGTCTCATGGCAGTATTTCAAAACGAAATATCAGGAGATTTCGGACGAAGAAATCGCGTCGGTCAAAAAGACTTTTGCCAGGCGTGAACCGGTCGAGATCGACCCCGATATGCAGAACAAGGCAGAGCAGGCGCGGGAAAAACTCGATATCGCCACTTATGCGAATATTCTGAAGGAAAACGGCTATCGCGATTACAGCAATGCGGAGTCGCAGAAAAAGCCCGAAAAACATCCGGTAGAGATCGAAGAGGATAAGCCCTATGTGATCTCGCCCGACTCCTTCGGAGAAATGGATGACTACAATCGCATCAGTCTGACTTATTATGCCGATGGCGTGTTGGCCGATGAAGATGACGAGGTCGTTGACGACGTGGATGCGACTGTCGGAAGCGATGCTCTGAACCATTTTGGAGAGTACGAGGATGATTCCGTCTTTGTCCGCAATGACAGTCGGAAGTGCGACTATGAGATTCTTCTTGACACACGGAATTATGCCGATGTAGTCAAGAAGAAGCCTCGTGTAATGGAGGACTAATGTGACGAAAAACGAGCTTGTCAATGTATATTTTGAATGGATGTGCCAGCTCGTCTATGACCGCGGATACTGCAAGCGTTTATCCTATCGGAAGCTATTGGCGCGGCTTCATGACACTGCATTCGCTTATTCAGTGCCCATGGACGGCAATCGGATGGAAGATGGGATAGACCTGCGGTATCGGTTCGGTCGTGAAAACGGTTATAGAGATGCCATGATCGCGGCGTATCTTGACGATAGCCCTTGCAGTGTTCTTGAAATGATGACCGCTTTGGCGGTGCGTTGTGAAGAACACATTATGACTGACCCGGATGTTGGAAATCGAACCGGTCAATGGTTTTGGCAAATGATTACCAACTTGGGCCTCGGCGACATGACAGACTCGAAATTTGACCGAAAGTATGTGGACCTTGTTATCCAACGCTTTCTGGATCGAACATATGAGCCTGATGGCAAGGGCGGGCTGTTTACCATTGAGCATTGCCCGTATGACTTGAGAACCGTCGAAATCTGGTATCAACTGTGCTGGTACCTGGACAAATTGATTTGAAAGGAGCTGCTTAAAAATGGCCGAAACGAAGATTTATATTTTTGCCGATACCGCAAAGTGTACTAAGGCAATCAAAAGCGTTGCTGGACGGCTGAAAAAGACGAATCGCAATCTCACGCTTACGATTTTTGCAATGACTTGCTATATCGTGTTGTCTGAGATGGACCGCTGGGAACAGAAAAAAAAAGCTGAAAGAACTCAGCGAGAAAATTGAGGATATGAAGCGCCCGAAGGGAGAGTAAACAATGCGATGATCGACTTTTTGATGATTTCAACGCGTAGTACAAAGCGCGGCGTAATCGAAATCTATCCCAAGTTCATTATCAAAAAAAGCTCCGATCTGATGATTCGAGGTGGTGACTTTTACGCTATCTGGATTGAGGAACGTGGTTTATGGTCCACCGATGAGCAGGACGCCTTGCAGCTCATAGACCGCGAATTGGATAGATATGCAGAAGAGAACCGCCAGCGCTTCGACGCAACCGTAAAGATCCTGCACATGTGGGATGCGGAATCCGGCATGATCGACTCGTGGCACAAATACTGCCAAAAGCAGATGCGTGACTCATTTCACATGCTGGATGAAAAATTGATATTTTCCAATACCGAGACCAACAAGAAGGACTATGCCAGCAAGCGGCTGAGCTACCCTCTTGAACCGGGTGCTCTGACGGCTTACGAGAAGCTGATGTCAACGCTTTACATTCCAGAGGAACGGAATAAAATCGAGTGGGCCATCGGCTCTATCGTTTCCGGAGACTCCAAAAAGCTCCAGAAGTTCATGGTGCTGTATGGCGCGGCGGGTACGGGTAAGTCCACGATCCTGAACATCATTCAGCAGCTTTTCGAGGGATATTACTCCGTATTCGACGCAAAGGCTCTCGGCTCATCCAGCAATTCCTTTGCGTTGGAGGCATTCAAGAGCAATCCGCTTGTGGCAATTCAGCACGACGGCGATCTCTCAAAAATCGAGGACAATACGCGCCTGAACAGCCTTGTTTCTCATGAGCTGATGACCGTCAACGAGAAGTTCAAATCGACCTACTCCAACCGTTTCAAGTGCTTCCTCTTCATGGGCACCAACAAACCGGTAAAGATCACCGATGCCAAGTCGGGCCTGATCCGACGGCTGATTGATGTATCGCCCTCTGGAGAAAAGCTGAGCCCCAAGGAGTACAAAGCCACGGTAAAGCAGGTCGGTTTTGAACTCGGAGCCATCGCCTATCACTGTCAAGAGGTTTATTTGAACAACCCCGGACAGTACGACGATTATATTCCGATCACCATGCTGGGAGCATCGAACGACTTTTATAACTTTGTTGTCGACTCCTATCACATCTTCAAAAAAGAGGATGGGACGACACTCAAAGCAGCATGGGCCATGTATAACACCTATTGCGAAGAGGCCAAGGTGGGGTATCCATTTTCTCAGCGCGTATTCAAGGAGGAGCTTAAAAACTACTTCCACGAGTATAAAGAACGGTTCAACCTTTCGGACGGTTCCCGTGTGAGAAGCTATTACAGCGGATTTCGGACGGAGAAATTCGAGGATCAGACCGTTGGAGAGAAAACAGAGGCAAAGCCCCACCTGCTTCGACTCGAAAGCACGAAATCCATACTCGATGCCATGTGTGCAGATTATCCGGCACAATACGCAACCGACAATGGAACCCCCTTCAGGAAGTGGTCGACGGTCAAGACAAAGCTGCATGATCTGGATACCTCCAAGCTCCATTATGTCAAGCTTCCTGAAAATCATATCGTAATCGACTTTGATATTCCGGATGAAAACGGCAATAAGTCCTTTGAACGGAATGTCGAGGAGGCAAGTAAGTGGCCGCTGACCTATGCGGAACTCAGCAAAAGCGGCTGCGGCGTTCACCTGCATTATATTTACAGCGGAGATCCATCAAAGCTGAGCAAGGTATATGACGACCATGTTGAGGTCAAAGTGTTCACCGGCAACAGCTCCCTCCGCCGCAAGTTGACGAAGTGCAACGACTTGCCTGTCGCTACGATCAGCTCCGGTTTACCGTTGAAAGGAGAAGATAAGATGGTAAATTTTGACGGGGTAAAAAACGAGAAAGGGCTTAGAACGATCATCAAGCGCAATCTCAATAAGGAATACCATCCCGCAACAAAACCCAGCGTTGATTTCATTTATAAGGCGCTGGAAGACGCTCACGCAAGCGGTATAAGCTATGATGTGACGGACATGCGTCCTGATATTTTGGCTTTTGCTGCACAGAGCACGAACAAATCCGATTATTGCATCAAGTTGGTAAACAAAATGCAGTTCAAATCGGAAAGTCCTTCTGAAACCGCAAGAAATGATGAGGCACAGCTCGTCTTTTACGATGTTGAGGTTTTCCCTAATCTGTTCCTTGTAAACTGGAAGATCGAAGGCGAAGGAAAACCGGTTGTTCGGATGATCAACCCGACACCGACCGAGATCGAAGAATTGATGCGGTTCCGTTTGGTGGGGTTCAACTGCCGACGGTATGACAACCACATTCTCTATGCTCGGCTGATCGGCTACACCAACGAACAGCTCTATAACCTATCTCAGCGCATCATCAACGGCAGCGCAAATTGTTTCTTTGGGGAAGCGTACAATGTTAGCTACACAGATGTTTACGATTTCTCCAGTAAGAAGCAGAGCCTGAAGAAGTTTGAGATCGAGTTGGGCATTCATCATCAGGAACTCGGTCTGCCGTGGGATCAGCCCGTCTCCGAAGAACTTTGGACGAAGGTCGCGGAATACTGCGACAACGACGTTATTGCCACCGAGGCGGTGTTCAATGCCCGCAAGGCAGACTTTGTGGCGAGAGAGATCCTGGCAGATGTGGCCGGCATGACGGTCAACGACACCACAAACTCGCTTACCACAAGAATTATATTTGGCGGCAATCGGAAACCCCAAAGCCAGTTTAACTACCGAGACATGGGCGATGAGAGTCAGGTGTATGATCCAGACGATCTTCCCTTCACTTTCGGTCCGAATGACCCCGACCGCTTTACGGTATTCGACAAGCTCAATCGCCCCATCTTTCCCGGTTATAAGTTCAATCATGGAAAATCCACCTATCGCGACGAAGAAGTCGGCGAGGGTGGATATGTTTATTCCGAGCCCGGAATGTATGGGAACATTGCTCTGCTGGATATTGCATCCATGCACCCCAGCAGCATCGTTGCCGAAGAACTGTTCGGGCCGGAGTATACGAAGCGGTTTCAGGAGATCAAGGATGCCCGCGTAGCCATCAAGCATAAGGATTTTAATAAGGCCAAGAAAATGCTGGGCGGCGCTTTGGCAAAGTACCTGACCGATGAGACTGCTGCGGACAATTTAGCACAGGCTCTGAAAATCGCGATCAACTCGGTCTACGGACTGACTTCGGCTGCATTCGAGAACCCATTCAAGGACAACCGCAACAAAGATAACATCGTGGCCAAGCGCGGGGCTTTGTTCATGATCAATCTGAAGCACGAGGTTCAGCGCAGAGGCTACAAGGTCGCCCATATCAAAACGGACTCTATCAAGATCCCGGACGCAGATATGGAAATCATTCGCTTTGTCACGGACTACGGCAAGAAGTATGGTTATATTTTCGAGCACGAAGCCACCTACGATCGTATGACTCTGGTCAATGACGCCGTTTATATTGCCAAGTACGCAACTGTGGAGCATTGCTGTGAGCTTTATGGCGAAGCCTATGTCAACCAGAGCAAGGATGTCGTCAAAGACTGCAAAAAACATGGCGGCCAGTGGACCGCAACCGGTACGCAGTTCCAGATCCCGTATGTGTTCAAGAAGCTGTTCTCCCACGAGGAGATCGAGTTCCGGGATATGTGCGAAACCAAGTCCGTGTCCAGCGCTTTATATTTGGACATGAATGAGGGTATGCCCGATGTGTCCAAGCTGGAAGCTGAGAGGGACAAACTTTGGAAGCAGATCAACGACCCGACTCGGCTGAACGAGCAGATGAAATCGGAATGTGCTCGTGTAGAAGAACTCACTTCCGAAATTACCAAGGGTCACAACTATGTGTTTATCGGCAAGGTTGGTCAGTTCTGTCCTATGAAAAATGGCTTTAACGGAGGCGTTCTGTTGCGGGAAACGACCAGCAAAACCGGAGAGAATGGATATGCTGCGGCAACCGGCTCAAAGGGGTATCGCTGGTTGGAGTCCGAGATGGTCAAAAGCCTCGGAAAAGAAAACGGAATCGACCGTTCCTACTATGACGCTATGGTTGATACCGCGGCCAATGATATTTCCAAGTACGGCGACTTCGAGTGGTTCGTTTCGGACGATCCCTATATTCCGCAGGATACTCCGCCCTGGTTTGGAGCCGGAGATCCACATGAAGAAGACAGCACACCGTTTGATGTGCGCTAATATTTGAGAGGAGATTTTTTATGTCTTACAGAACCGTTGATAACATCATCATTGAAAACGCCCACATCCTGTTCCGCAATTTCTCCGGTAAGGAAGACAAGTACAACCGCGCTGGCGACCGCAATTTCTGTGTCATTATCGACGACCCCGACCGTGCGCAGCAGCTCTCCGAAGAGGGCTGGAACATCCGTGTTCTCGCTCCCCGCGAGGACGGCGAGGCGCCGCGTCACTACATTCAGGTGGCGGTCAGCTTCAAGAACATTCCGCCCAAGGTCATTATGATCACCCGGCGTGTTCAGACGCCTTTGGACGAGGAGTCCATCGAGGCTCTGGATTACGCGGAGATCCGCAATGTCGACCTGACCATTCGCCCCTATTGCTGGGAAGTCAACGGCAAGGAGGGCGTCAAGGCATACCTGAAAAATATGTATGTCACGATCGAAGAGGACGAATTCGCGGCTAAGTACGCTGCGGAGGAAGGTCCCGAAGAGTAATCAACAGCACGGAGCGTCGGTTAGAAATAGCTGGCGCTCCTTTTCTTTTTTGAAAGGAGAAAAATCATGCTGTTTTGGAAACCCAAACCTAAGAAAAAGGCTGAAAAGCCAACGGCAAAGAGACAGATTGCTCCATCGGCAATCGAGCTACCAAAAGATATTCCGCATATCACGATTCCAAAGCCTGAAAAATCCGCAGTAAAAGGGTCTACTGTCACACAAGCCAAAAAGCCACGCCATTATCAGAAAGAATTTCTTACGACTTTCAAGCAGATCGCCTCTGCCGGATACCGTTCTTTTGAGGTTTGGAATGATTTTGTTGTAATGGCTGCCTGTGCGCTGTCAAATCCTGTCGATAAGACTCACTTCGAGGAGCGGGAGAAAAGATATTTGAAAATCATCCGCAAATACCGAAAAAAGGAACAGGCGTTGTTCCCCGAACTGCTTGCTCACACTGTTATGGCCTTGGAAGCGAACCCCGAACAGGATTTTCTCGGAAGTATGTATATGGAGCTGGATCTCGGCAGTAAGCGGCTACAACAGATATTTACACCGTACCATATTTGCCAGCTTATGGCAGCGATAACGGTGGAGAATGTTGCCGAGCAAGTCAACGAGCATGGTTATATTTCGATCAACGACCCATGCTGCGGCGGCGGAGCAACATTGATCGCCGGCGTCAATGAGGCCAGAAAGCAACTGGAGAAAGCCGATTTGAACTACCAAAACCACGTTCTTGTCGTCGCGCAGGACATTGATGAATGCGTGGCTCTTATGTGCTATATCCAGCTTTCGCTTCTCGGCGTTGCCGGGTATGTCAAGGTTGGCGACAGTCTGACCGAACCGATGACGACCGGGGATAAGCTCGATCATTACTGGTTCATGCCTATGTACTTTTCCAACATCTGGACGATGCGACGGGTATTCCGAGGGTTTGATTCCCTCATGAACGAGAAAGGAGACAAGCTGTGAGAGCACGGGATTATTTCGAGAAATACGATACCCTCATTATGGAGGAACAAAAAAACGGCGAAATCGGCACAACCAAAAAACTGCTGCTGGAAATGTCCGACGAGGTTACTGTCGTTTGCAAACAGCGAAAAGTGGTTAAGGATGAAGCTGTTATTGCCGTCCTGAAAGAGCTTAACCAGAAATGGAACGCGATCTGCTGTATGTATGAGAAAAAATACGGCGTTTCTCCGTTGAACTATGATGCGTTTCGCTGTTATTGGATGACGGCTATGCCCGAACTCGCAGGAAAACTTTGATCATGGCCGGTATCTCATTATACGATTATCAGCTCGATGCGGTCGGAAGGATGAAAAATGGATGTATCCTTTGCGGCGGTGTTGGCAGCGGAAAATCGAGAACGGCGCTGGCTTACTACTACGAGAAAAACGGCGGTCAGCTAAATACCACAAAGTATGTCCGTATGCGGCAGAAGCCAAAAGACCTTTACATTATCACCACAGCGCGAAAACGGGACACTCTGGAATGGGAGGGTGAGCTTTCACCGTTCCTGCTTTCCACAAATCCCGAAGCAAGCGCCTACCCCAATAAAGTCGTTGTGGACTCGTGGAACAACATCGCCAAGTATAAAGGCGTAGCGAATGCTTTCTTTATATTTGACGAACAACGTGTTGTCGGGTATGGGGCATGGACAAAAGCGTTTCTGAAAATCGCCAAGTCAAACGATTGGATACTATTATCCGCTACTCCGGGCGACACTTGGCAAGATTATATTCCTGTGTTCATCGCCAACGGCTTCTATCGCAATAAGACGGAATTCGTAGATAACCATATCGTCTACGATTGGCGAGCCAAATTCCCGAAGATTGATCGCTATGTCAACACGGGTCGTCTGGTTCGCTTGCGGAACAACATTCTCATTACGATGGACTTCGAGCGAAAGACCGTTCGTCACCACGAGGACATCTTCGTTCGGTATGACATTTCCGCCTACAAGGACATTACGAGAAACCGCTGGAACATCTGGAAGGAACGCCCGATTGAAACTGCTTCGGAACTGTGCTATGCGTGGCGTAAAATCGTCAATTCAGACGAATCCCGGCAAATTGCCCTGCTGGAGATCATCGAGGACCATCCAAAAGCCATTATATTCTATAACTTCGACTACGAATTGGAGATCCTGAAAAGTCTCTACTATGGCGAAAAAACCGAAGTTGCGGAATGGAACGGGCACAAGCACCAACCAATTCCGAAGGGCGATAACTGGATCTACCTGGTTCAGTACAATGCCGGAGCCGAGGGGTGGAACTGTATTTCGACCGACACCATTATATTTTACTCCCAAAACTACTCCTACAAGATGATGGAACAGGCATCCGGACGCATTGACCGGCTGAACACCAAGTTCACAGACCTTTACTATTTTCATTTGAAATCCAGGAGCGGCATTGACCTCGCCATCAGTCGTGCACTCAGCGAAAAGAAGCAATTCAACGAGCAACGATATGTGACTAACGCGACAAAACCGTTAAGGAGGGTTATTTAACATGAATGATGAAAACTTGCAGGAAGTCTATTACGACCGTTACTGCAAAACTTGTAAGCACAAGAAACTGCCGGAAGAGGCCGATCCGTGCGACGAGTGCCTAAGCAATCCGGTCAACTACGCTACGCACAAGCCTATGAATTGGGAGGGTAAATAAATGAGCACATTGCCCAAAATCATCGCTGTCGATTTCGACGGTACCTTATTTGAAAATGCTTGGCCCGATGTTGGTGCGCCCATCGAGAAAAACATCAACAAGCTCAAAGCGGAGCAGGCCGATGGCGCAAAAGTCATTCTTTGGACAAACCGTGTCGGCGGAGCTTTGGATAAGGCTGTTAACTTCTGCAAGGAACATGGCATTCATCTGGACGCCGTCAATGAAAATCTGCCTGAGATCGTACAGGGATTTGGAACTGACTGCCGTAAGATCTTTGCCAATGAGTATTGGGACGATCATGCGGTCTGGATGTCTAAGCAAGACATTGGGGAGTTCTCTGACGGCTTCCACACATTCAATTCTCTCTATCATCAGCGGCTTATCCTCTTCGCCGCGCTCGTGAACACGTTCCCGTCTTTGGCGTGGAAGTCCCGCAAGCATTCAGATGGTGAGGTTCCGTTTGGCGGTGGTTGGTTCATCGTCGGTGTCGACACGCCGAAAGGCCCGTATACCTATCATTACGAAGACAAGGACTGGGATCTGTTTCATTGTAGAGAGATTGAAACGGCTCCCGAATGGGACGGTCATACCGACAAGGATGTCGAGCGGGTTCTCTCCCTTACGGACGATGACGAGAGTGATTGGGCGGCTCGTGAAGTTGCTCTTGCTTCTCAGAAAAAACGCGAAAGTGCCGAAGATAAAGATGACTGGGATTACGGTGTTGCGTGCTATGAGAGTGCCCTCAGAGCGTATCGGTCTTTGGAACGCGACGGCCACTCCGGTATGAGCATTCAGATCACCAAGAGCATCCTGAACCGCCTCATCGACGGCAAATGCCTTACCCCCATTGAGGACGATCCTGATATTTGGACTAAGGTCGAGTTTGGTGAGAACGATCCTATCCAGCACTTCCAGTGCAAGCGCATGAGCAGCCTGTTTAAGGATGTCGCCGAGGACGGTACGGTCACTTACTCGGATGTCAACCGTGTTCAGCTCATCAACAAAGAAAGCCCTGATATTCCGTTCAGAAACGGCTTCGGTACTCGCCTTATCGACAAGATGTATCCAATCACGCTTCCGTACTTCCCGGCGGACAAGAAGTTCAAGATCATCGTCGAAGAGTTTTTGACCGATGAGAAAAATGGCGACTTCGATACCGTCGGCTATCTCCAGCTTATTCTTCCCAATGGCGAGGTCGTTGATCTGAATGGATATTTCAAAGATGGTCCGGACGGCATGATCCGCATTGAACAGGCCGAGTACGAAGAGCGGAAAGCCCGCAGAATCGACAAAAAGTAACCGTTGATATTTGAAAGGAGAAACCTAATGAAAAAAGATACCAAACTCATTCTCATTGTTCTCGCTGGCATTTTGGCGATTGTCCTTCTTTGCATTTTTGCTGTGCAGGGCACTCAGAACAAGGCCTTTACCTTGGAAGAACAGGTCAATACCGCACAGTCTGATATTCGCGTCCAGGAAAAACGGCGAGTTGACTTAGTCTACAACCTCGCCGACTGTGTCATGCAATATGATAAGCACGAGGCCGAAACTCTGACCGCCATTGTAGAGGGGCGCGGAAGTTCTGGAGATATTGAAAATGTTGCAACAGCTATCACTGCTGTATCCGAGGCCTATCCAGAACTCAAGTCAAACGAAAACTATAAGGAACTTATGAATGAGCTCTCCATCACCGAGAACCTGATTGCAGAATACCGCAGTAATTTCAACAAGCAGGTTAAGGAATACAATCGCTATGTACGGCAATTTCCTGCTCGTCTCTTTCTCAATATTCTCGGTTATGAAACGCAAACCTATGACTACCTCAACTACAATGCTCCCGTTGATGCTCCGCAGAACCTATTCGGAGATTGACTATGCGTAATTTTGAAATTACAAAAAGAGAAGTTCTGGCCAGTATCTCGATTATTGCCGTCATGATACTGGTCGGGATTCTTATTTCGGCCAAAATAACGGAACGTCAAATGGATAGGAATGAGGTCTATAACAAGGCGGTCAAAATTGATAGTCAAGAGACGTTTTCCTATGGCATGAGAACAAATGTCGGGAACGCATTCGTCTATGGGACACTTGAAGCACTCGACCCTGTTTCTTATCCAGAGATCGACGGCTCCTATATGTATGTCGAAAAAATCAAAAAGCTCTATACGATGCATACTCGCACAGTTGCACATACGGATGCAAACGGAAACACTACATATACCATCGAAACCTATTGGAGTTGGGATTATGCCGGAGAAGAGTCAAAGGCAGCGTCAACTGTTTCTTTCTGTGAAGCTACTTTTCCAATTTCCAAATTTGAACTACCCGGAACGAGATACATTGATACCATATACGAATCCGGTCATGTTCGGTATGAATACTATGGCATCGGTATCACACATACAGGAACCATCTTTACAACCCTTTCTGACAACACTATCTCTGATAGTAGTCCATTTTATGAGGATTTAACTATTGATGAGGCCGTTAACAGGCTTGAAAAAGGTGTCGGTACCACTGTATTCTGGATATTTTGGATTATAGGAACTGGCGTGATAGTTTTCAAATTCTACGAACGAGAAAACGAATGGCTCGAATGAGAATCTATTTTGAAAGGAGACTTCCAAATGACCACTGTTTATATCGGCGAACGGCAGAGCGGCAAAACCACAACGCTTATTGAAATGTCTGAAAAGACTGGTGCGACTATCGTCGTGGCCACCTATTCAATGAACAAATATATTCAAATGGCTGCGGCTCAGATGGGTAAGAAGATCCCTGTTCCCATCACGGTTACCAATTACATCCGGCTTCTCGCAAGCGGCGGACTCGGTAAATCGCAGAAGTATCTCGTTGACGAGCTTCAAATGATGCTTGAGCAAATGAATGTTGAGGCTGCTACGGTCGATAGTCGCTATGTTGAGGTTCTTTCCGATCCGCAGAAAGAAGGTTTGTAATGGCAGGAATCAACATGAACGTGGAATTTACCACTCGTTTTTGCGAAGTCAAGGGCGAGCTCGGATATTTTCATCTTTGGGAACAGTGGAGCAATGTTGTCGATGCCAGCCCTCTTCGTGGCGGCCACCCCGGTGGACAAATCGGGCAGGTTTATGGGATCGTCGAATTCAGAGATGGTGTTCGTCGGGTTGACCCATCATCCATCAAGTTTTGCGATGAAAAAAATGCCGTGCTTTGTGAGATGAGTAAAACGCCATGAACATTTGGATTGGAACCGACCTTGCGGCTGATATTTTAGGCTCCGTAAAAGATACGCCAGGCGATAAAGTTGCACAGGTCATTGTCAAAAACGCCAACGAACCTTACTATAAAGGGATTTGTTCAGATGCTAAAAGATGCGGAGTCGAGATCATTACCGCAGAAAAACTTGTTCACAACTGTACTTATCCAACCATATCGCTAAATCCATATATTCGGGTTCCCGATGCGATCAATCTGGATGGCGGATATTTGACGCCTTGCACAGCCGAAGCGTCCATGCGTTTGCTTCGACGTTACGGTTTTATTTTTCAGGGTGCAGATGTTCTTTTGTTAGGTCGATCGGAGCGAGTTGGGGAGCCACTATCACATTTATTGACGAGAGCCAACGCAACCGTTACAATCGCACACAGTCTCACAAAGTCGTCTTCTATTTGGAGATTGGCCCAAAATGCTGACCTAATTATATCTTCTGTTGGAAGAGCCGACTTTACGGAGTTGGAATTGAAACCGACCGCTACAGTTGTTGATATTGGTGGAGATTTCGTTGGTATATCCGGTATTCAAAATTATGTTCCATTTATCGGTGGCGTTGGACCCGTGACTCGGGCCATTCTTATGGAACATATTCTTAAATTCAGGAGATTTAAGGAGGATAAAAAAAACAATGCTGAAAATTGAAAACACCGAGGTTATGGGCTGGGAGCACGCCATTCGTGGTATGCGGAATCCTAAGAACTCTTGGGAGAAGAGTGATTCTAATTGGAGATATATCGCTCCAGCTCAGAGGGAGAATCATATTTTGGCTTCTTACTCTGATGATAGTGAATTTTGGATTGGTCCGAATGATGCAGATTTGATGAACCGACTGAGAAATGCCGGCACCGATCACCGTAAGTTCATGCGGATGATTACCGTCTATCTGGATATCACTGCTCCGCTGTATTGGTGGAAGGAGTTCAAGACATATCGTGCCGGTAAAAGGTTTGGTGATGATGAGCCTGACATTATCGACGACGGCTACTTAGAGTATGACATCGAAATGAACTCCTGCTCTACGATGCACAAAATCGCGGATAAGGAATTCACACTGGACGACTTCAGCCATGAGCATCTGAATTGCGAACCCTATCACCGTAACTGGATTGAGAGTGCAACCGTCGATGAAGATATCACTTCGCCACACAAGGTATGGATGACGCCTCTTGATATTCTTAGATGTACGATCGAGATGCTAAACGCATATCGCGAAAGCTACCTTGAAACCAAGGATAAGCAGGATTGGTGGCAGATGATCCAGCTCCTGCCGAGCTCGTACAATCAGCGACGGACGGTTATGCTGAACTATGAGGTTCTGGCCAACATGTATAAGTCCCGCCGCAATCACAAGTTGGATGAGTGGCATACCTTCTGCGACTGGATCGAGAGCCTGCCGTATAGCGAATTGATTACTGGTAAGGGCAATTCTGCGCCTGAAAATTCTTATTGTAGCGGAAGGAGATAACATGACACCCAATGAATATCAGAAAGAGGCACTTCGGACAGCTTCCGGAATGTCTCAGGAATATCCTCGTATCCTCAACGGCCTTATGGGGCTGAATGGCGAGGCTGGAGAATGCATTGATATTCTCAAAAAGCATCTGTTCCAAGGCCATGATCTGGACCGCGAACACATGGCAAAGGAACTTGGCGATGTTGCATGGTATCTGGCGGTTAGTGCGGACGCTATCGGGTATGATCTGGAAACGATCTTTCAGATGAACATTGATAAGCTTCGTGCTCGCTACCCAGACGGCTTTGATGCTGAGCACAGCTTACACCGCAATGCAAATGATATTTGAAAGGAGAAGCAAAATGATCAAAAATATGGAGCTCGCACAGGTACGCCGCGGAGAATCCTTTATCCTCGATGGCGTAAAGTTTGTCAAGCTGGACGAGGACGCTCACGCATCTTTCGTGCTGACCGCCGACGTTTTTCCCAAACACATTCCGTTCGAGCATAAGGACGCTGAGCGAAAAGACCACGACAATTTCGTCGGCAGCTATCTCCAGAAGCACGTTGATATTTGGCTGCATCAGGGGCATCCCAATATCTCCAAGGCTGTTGTCGAGCGCCCCATTAACCTGCTTTCCATGTGCGGTGAGACAGTTTACGGCACACCCTGCGTTTTCGGACGGGTACTGACGCTGGATGAATACCGCCGTTATCGCAAGTACATTCCGCTTGCATCTGACTGGTACTGGCTTGCGACTTCTTACTCCCCGTCCTCCGGCGGCAACTACGGCGCGTACCGCGTGAGCGCTGGTGGGAGCGTCGACTACCGCACCGTATACTTCGGCTACGACTGCGCTCGTCCCGCTTTGTACCTTGAATCTTCAATCTTGGTTTCCGTAGAGGTTGAAACCGATGACATTGAGAAGATGCAGGATAAGGTTACGGCGCTTCAGCGAGAGACTTTAATAGCCTGCAAAAACGCGGAGCTCATTGCTGAATTGTTCCGCAGAATTCCCGGCGTACAGGAGGATTGAGACCATGTGTAGTAATTTGTATGCCAACGGCGAGCTTGCGGCAACCCCTTATGAAACGGACAAAGTGCTCCGTCATCGCAAGTCTTTTGTTCAGCGATCTCCTGCTCATGCTGAGCGTCGTCAATTTCCAGCACAGTCATGATGGAATAATTTGCAAGGTCAAGCAGGGTATCGCGAATGGACTCATCTGTCACAGCCTGCTGATCGCTGTCCGAGGAGAGAATGCGGGAGAGGGTCTTAAAACGGCTGAACTTATCACCCAGGCGAATGCGTGGCATTGCCATTCCTTCTTCAATGTAGGTCTGGTGGAAGCTGTCGCCGTAGTCGTGGTTCTTTTTCGCGTAAAGCACATTCAGCCCCATGCAAAGCTTGCGATGAGGGGGCAAGTGATGCAGATTAAGAAAGCCGGCGGAAAGATATTTGGCGCGTCCTTGACCGCCGCCGAGCAAAAAGCGATGAATATGGAAATCCAGCGGCAGCTTGTCGAGTATGATCGAAAAAACGAGTTGGAGCTGGATGCCATCATTCTTTGGGAACTGCACACGCAGCTCGGACTTGGTCCAAAGCGTCTGAAGAAGTTCTTTGACGGCTTTTCCGATGCTTTGAACGCGCTGGTCAACCGCTATGAAATGGATATTTCGGACGATTTCTGGCTCTGCACGCACAAGCTGAAAGAGATTGGTGTGGATGTGGAGGACTGGTACCGACAAAAAGAATAGGAGGTGTTTTGGCTTGCCCCAGAACAATCCGCATAAGAACAAAGAGGGCTATTCCGACCCGACAGCGTATGAAGCCCTGCGAAAAATCGACGAGGAGGATGCCCGTTTTCACAGACTTCTTGACACAATCTTCTATCTTTGCGAGCTGGCAGGCTTCCGAATCGAAGGCCGTATTGTGCTGACGGACAAGCGAACCGGCCGTATTTGGAGGTGAAAAACTGCTCGATTTTCTGCCCACTTTTGGGTTTTAAAAAGTGGGCTTTGCCCGGAAAAACGTGGGCAGAGAGTGATTTTGGCCGAATTTTTATGCCTCCGATAAGCGTTTTCGGACGAAAAAATGGCCATTTGCCCACTTTCTGCCCACTTTTGAAACCCCTATTTGGCCACGAAAAACCCAGTATTTTCAAGGGTTTGCGGGCTCAAAGCCCACTTTGCCCACTTTTTTCTCTTCACTATTATGATAAAAAGATTAAAAATATATAGTAATAGGCGAAAAAAAGTGGGTTTTTGGCCACAAGTCATTTAAGGAGGAAGAAATGCCGAAAATAACATGGGACGATCTTTACACCAATTTCAAGTCGATTTACCCGAACCTCGGACGACAGTCCCTTCGTTTTCAGCCATATGGCTATATGATGATTCTGGTATATTTGATGGACGGAAGCCGTATGATTTACGACGATCTGCGGAAACAGGCGAAGATGTCGGCTTGATATTTCGCGCAAATTCTTCTTCCTATTTTCAAGTTCTTATGCTATACTGTTCTTGCGACACAACTTCATATATTTTTTGACCGTTAGGGGAAGATACTTTGGTAAAAAGTGTTTTTCTCTCTTTACTCATTTCCCTTTCGGTCTTGAGGTTGTGTCGCAGCAATGAGGGATCTTCACTTTTTCGGGTGCGTTCCTTCATTGGGGCGCACTCTTTTTATTTTGCGGAGGAATGGGAAATGGCGAACAGCAAAGAGCTTATGGCGCTTGCCAAGAAACTCGGTCAGGCGGCCGTAGCTATTGGGCCGGTCGTTGCTTTAGCCGAGCCTGTCGCGGATTGGGCAAAGGATAAGATCGACGAACGCGGCGAATTGATCGAAGTGCCTCGTTTATATTCCAAGGGCTTTCCCGTAAGTCTCAGTGATGGTGTTGCAACAGTGACTGCCGCGGGGCTTACCGTTACGACAAGCAAGCTTCCGCTTTCCGCGGCTCACGCAAAGTATCGGAATTGCGCCGATCAGCAGATCGTAAAAAGCGATCCTCCGCAGGGCCGAAAGGTCAGAGCCAAAAGCAATGTCGTTTTAAGCTATATCACGGAAGATGTCATTTCAGAGAGCCGGCGGAAGTTTGAAGAAGAACAGAGGCAGAAAGCCCTTATCAAAGAGGAACGGGCTGTGAAAGCTGCTGCGCGTAAACAGGCGGCCGTTGAGACGTGCGAAAAATTAAAAGACAATGTGCTTCAGGCAATGAAGCGAAAGGAGAAATCGTGAAAAAGATATTTGCAGTTTTGCTGATGCTTGCGATGGTTTTCTCGCTGGCGGCCTGCGGAGGGTCAACAGAAGAGAACCATGACGGGGAAGCGGAAACTCCATCTGGTTCAAAAATCCAGCAGGGTCGGGATTATCAGGAAGTGGTTTCCGATTTTGAGGAAAGCGGCTTCACCAACATTCAGCTTGCACCGATGGGCGACCTGATCACGGGCTGGCTGACAAAGGAGGGTGAAGTCGAGTCTGTCTCCGTTGGAGGCGATGAGGAGTATTCGCCGAATAAATGGGTGCCGGCTGACACGGAAGTAGTCATTCGTTATCATTCATTCCCGGAGGACGACACTGCTTCCGACAGTTCCGATACAGGAGAGAGCGAGAGCCAGCCAACCGATACTGTTGATACCGGCAATGATATTCTGACGGTTGAGAATTGCGAAGCTCTGGCAAGCATGATCGCTGTAAAAGCGGAGATTGACGATTCGTATAAGACGTTTGCTGAGACTTATAAGGGAGAGACAATTTCCTTTGACGGCTGCATCACTTATGTGGTGAACCATAATGACTATAAGACGCGCTATGATATTTTGCTAAGCGCCGGTGATTATGTTGATGCGAATACCGCAAATCCTGGTCCGGTCTTTAAGTTTGAGGACGTGAGCACCAATGGGCTTGGTATTGAGGAACTGTACCCGCCCTCGTTTGTGGCGGCCGGGAGTAATGTTCGGGTGACGGCTAAAGTGGATAGCTTCGACGCGGAGCGCGGAGTATTCTACTTGAAGCCGGTGCTGGTGGAAGAGAGATAACAATTTGATATTTTAGAGATGGCCGAGATGCTTAACTGCGTCTCGGTCTTTTCTTTTGCTCTCCTTTTGACCTGCGCGAAAAATACATCCCCTTTTATGAAGAGAGAGGGAATAAATCGTCTGCTTTTGGCGGAACGAGCATTCTCTCTTTTGTTTTGTGGAAAGGAGGCTCTCTGTTATGCTGGAGCGCAATTTTCAAGCCAACCTGATTCAGAAGCTGAAGCAGATGTTCCCCGGCTGCATCGTAATGAAAAACGATGCGAGCTATAAGCAGGGTATCCCCGATTTGCTGGTGCTTTATCGTGACCGATGGGCTTCTTTGGAATGTAAGAAAAGCGCCGGAGCAAAAAGACAGCCGAATCAAGAATACTATGTCGGTCGGATGAACGAGATGTCGTTTTCTCGTTTCATCTCGCCGGAAAATGAGGAGGAAGTGCTACATGAACTTCAACAGGCATTCCAATCTTGAAGGACAGCACGCTTTTCTCGGCGCAAGCAAGTACCATTGGATCAACTATGACGAAGCGAAGGTCGTAGACGTCTATTCCAATTTCCTTGCGGCGCAGAAAGGCACGGTGCTTCATGAGTTTGCCGCGCAGTGCATCCGCTTAGGGCAGCGGCTCCCGAAGTCACAGAAGACTTTGAACATGTACGTCAATGACGCCATTGGATATCGAATGACACCGGAGCAGGTGCTGTTCTATTCCGAAAATTGCTTCGGGACGACCGATGCGATCGCGTTCCGCAACAATCTGCTGCGTATTCACGATTTCAAATCAGGAGTCGTCCCCGCACATATGGAGCAGCTTGAGATCTATGCGGCGCTGTTCTGCTTGGAATATGCCGTGCGTCCTGCGGACATCGAGATCGAACTGCGGCTTTACCAGAACAGCGAGATCGTTTATGCGAACCCAACGGCGGACGATATTCTGCCGATTATGGAGAAGATCATCACATTCGACAAAATCATCAATAAAATTCGTGCAGAGGAGGGCTGACTGTGAACCCGATTGCGGAAGATATCCTGATGCATTACGGCGTCGGGAAAATGGAAGGCGCTCCGGGGAGGGGCAGCGGAAGATACCCCCTGGGCAGCGGAAAGAACCCCAACCAGCACAGCGGCGATTTTCTCAGCCGTGTGGAAACCATGCGGAAGTCCGGTATGAGCGAGACGCAGATTGCCGAGGCGCTCGGCATGACGACCACACAGCTCCGCGTGCAGAAATCGCTTGCCAAGGATGAGCGCCGTTCGCAGGAGGTTGCGACTGCCCGCCGTCTTCGCGACGAAGGATACAGCCTGAACGAGATCGCGGCAAAGATGGGATACAACAGCGACTCTTCAATCCGTTCGCTGCTGAACGAAAACTCGGAGTCCCGCATGAACCAGGCAAAGACTACAGCAGAATTTCTCAAAAAGCAAATCGCAGAAAAAGGCATGATCGACGTCGGCGTCGGTGTGGAGCGTGAGTTGGGTATCTCGAAAGAGAAGCTTGACCAGGCTCTTTATATTTTGGAGCAGGAGGGCTATCCGGTCTACAACGGCCGTATTCCTCAGGCGACCAATCCCGGCAAATTCACGACGCTGACCGTGGCCTGCCCGCAGGGGACCGAGCATCGGGAGATGTACGATTTCGGGAACATTCATTCCGTGGTCGATTACGTTTCTCATGACGGAGGCGAAAGCTACGACCCGAAATGGGTTTACCCCAAGAGCATGGATTCGAGCCGCTTGCAGATCCGCTATGCGGAGGACGGCGGCATCGACAAGGACGGCGTTGTGGAGATTCGGCGCGGCGTGGACGATTTGAGCCTCGGCGAGTCGCACTATGCACAGATCCGCATTCTTGTGGATGGAACACACTACATCAAGGGCATGGCGGTTTATTCCGACGACCTGCCCGACGGCGTTGACGTGATGTTCAACACCAACAAGGCGAAGGGCACGCCGACGATGAAGGTGCTGAAGCCGATCAAGGATGATCCGACGAATCCGTTTGGGTCACTCATCAAGGAGGGCGTCGTTGACCCCGATAAAGGCGATGGACAAAAGGGCGGACAGAGCTATTACTACGACAAAAATGGTAAGAAGCAGCTTTCTCTTATCAACAAGCGCGCCGAAGAGGGTGACTGGGGTGAATGGAGCGATCGACTCCCCTCTCAGTTTCTTTCAAAGCAGAGCCTGAGCCTTATCAAAAAACAGCTCAACTTGGCTTCCGCCGATAAACAGGCCGAGTTTGATGAGATCTGCTCCCTGCCGAACCCAACTTTGAAAAAAGTCCTGTTGAAATCATTTTCTGACGACTGTGATGCGGCTGCGGTTCACTTACAGGCAGCGGCGCTCCCCCGTCAGAAGTATCAGGTCATACTTCCGTTGACTTCCATCAAGGACAATGAAGTGTATGCCCCAAACTACAAAGACGGCGAAACTGTCGCGCTGATCCGTTACCCGCATGGCGGCACCTTTGAAATCCCGATCCTAACTGTGAACAACAAGCAGGCTGAGGGAAAAAGAGTTCTCGGAAACACCCCTGCCGATGCCATCGGTATCAACTCTAAGGTTGCCGGTCGGCTTTCCGGTGCGGACTTTGACGGTGACACCGTTATGGTGATTCCCTGCAATTCTTCCAAGAGCAAGGTGCGCATTACCTCAACCGCGGCTTTGAAAGGGCTTGAGGGATTCGACCCGAAGCTTGATTACGGAGCTGATTCCGGTGATCCTGTCAGAGTGGATAGCAAGGGCCGTGAGTATTACAGCAGGGGCGGCAAGGTCTTTCAGCGAATGAACAACACCCAGACGGAGATGGGCAAGATCTCGAACCTCATCACCGACATGACCCTAAAGGGTGCGCCTCCTGACGAGCTGGCAAGGGCTGTTCGGCATTCGATGGTCGTCATCGACGCTGAGAAGCACAAGTTGGACTACAAGCAGAGCGAGACTGATAACGGTATCATTGCGTTGAAGAAGAAGTACCAGGCTCATGCCGATGACGAGGGCTATGGGGGTGCTTCGACTTTAATATCCCGGTCCTCTTCCAAACAGGTCGTACTGAAGCGGAAGGGTTCGCCTATGATTGACCCCGATACCGGTGAGCAGAGCTGGAAGTCCGTTCGTGAGGAGTATACCGACAAGAGCGGAAAGAAGCAGGTGCGGACACAGGACAGCACAAAAATGGCAGAAACCAGAGATGCCTATTCCCTGTCCTCCGGTACCCCCCAGGAGCAGCTTTATGCAGATTATGCCAATAAGATGAAGTCCCTCGGCAACCAGGCTCGCAAGGAAATGGTCCATACCGGCAAGATCGAATACAGCGCCTCCGCCAAGGAAACTTACCTGCCTGAATACAAGTCGCTGACTGCAAAGCTGAACATTGCTTTGAAGAATGCGCCTCGTGAGCGGCAGGCCCAGGTCATCGCTAACTCCGTGGTGGCGGCAAAGGAGCAGGAAAACCCCGACATGACCAAATCTGAAAAGAAGAAAGCCAAGTCGCAGGCCCTCTCTGCCGCCCGCACCTCTGTCGGAGCCAAGCGCGAGAACATCAAGATCACAGACCGCGAATGGGAAGCAATTCAAGCCGGAGCAATCAGCGAGAATAAGCTGTATCAGATCTTGAACAACACCGACATCGACGATCTCAGGGCGCGCTCTATGCCGCGCACCACAACGACGCTCAGTCAGGCAAAGGTCAACAAGATCAAGTCGATGCAGGCTTCCGGTTACAGCACATCTGAAATCGCGGAAGATCTTGGCATTTCTTCTTCGACTGTTACAAAGTACCTCAAAGGAAAGGAGTGAGCTTTCAAATGGCAAGGAAATGCGCTTTAACAACAGTTGACAATCCTTACAATCCTTTCGAGCAGTTCACTTCTTGGCTCCTCTATGACGAGGAGAAGGGGTACCATACCTGCGCTTATCTGGGAAGAATTGCCCGAACATCGAGTCAGTTGACCGAAGATGAGAACGATTTGGAAGTTGAACGCGCGATTGACGAAATCATCAAGTACGACTTCCGGAACATCTATCGAAAAGTTATACAAACCGCATCGTAAAATAATCAATGAATGAACTGTTTTCCGGAAAACAATCTTTGTCGTGTCTTTCCATTGGAGGATAGCTGATACATCAAGGCATAGGGGGAGGGTCTCTAAAATCACACCCCCTCCCTGTATCGCGAGTGTCTTCGGAAATTCTCCGGGGGAGATTTTTGGAAAGCGGTTTTGGGGCCGGGAGGGATATTTTCACTTTCCGGAGCGGCGACGTTTCAAAGGACCCACAGAGCTTAATACGGCAGCCAAGATGATGGATCTTGCCTCCTTCTTTTTTCTCCTTTCAAAAGAGATGCTGCAATGCTCTGCGGGTTCTTTGAAGCGCCGCCGCAAACTTTAGGAAAAGACCTCGGATAGTCAGAGAAACCCAAGCAATACCACATGATATTTTCAGAAAAGGAGGCAGCAAGGGAATGCGAAAAGCCAAGGCTGCGGGTTGCCAGAGTTCTTGGAAAAAGATGCGGCCGGCTTTGACACCGGAAGCCAGAGAAAACCAGATGATCTCGCTGGCCGTCGACCTTGCTGAGAAACAGTTGATGGAGGGGACTGCGTCTTCGCAGGTCATTACTCACTACTTAAAGCTCGGCTCAACTAAAGAGCGTATCGAAAAAGAGATCCTTGAAAAGCAGAAAGAGCTGATCGACGCGAAGACGCAGTCCCTGAAATCTGCACAGCGATTGGAAGAACTTTATAAGAATGCATATGAAGCCATGAAGCAATACAGCGGACGAGGCGGTGACGAGGATGATTAAGACCTATTCGGAGTTATCCCGCCTTTTCACTTTTGCGGAACGGTTTCGGTATTTGAAGTTGGACGGAGCTGTCGGGCAGGATACCTTTGGATTCGACCGTTATCTGAACCAGCTTTTCTATCGCTCGCAGAAATGGAAGGCTGTACGCAACCTTGTTCTTATCCGGGACAACGGCTGTGACCTCGGTCTCGACGGTTATGAGATTGGCGGTAAAATCCTAATCCATCACATGAACCCAATCACACGAGAGGACATCCGGACACTCAGCGACAATCTGCTGAACCCGGAGTATCTGATCTGTGTGAGTCACAAAACGCATAATGCAATTCATTACGGCGATGAGGGGATGCTTGCGCATTCCCCCGTTGAGCGGGCGAGAAACGATACCTGCCCGTGGAAGCAAATAAGATAGGAGGCAAGTTATGGAGAGTATCCTGACTTCTATCAAGAAGTCGTTGGGGATCGGAGCAGAGTACACTCATTTCGACGACATTCTCGTTTTCCATATCAACTCCGTATTCTCCATTCTGACACAACTTGGTGTCGGCCCCTCCAAAGGCTTTTCAATCAGCGACAGCAGCGCGGCATGGGACGATTATATCCCCAACGGCGAGACACTTCAGTTTGTCAAGACTTACATGAGTTTGAAGGTCAAGCTGATTTTCGACCCACCGCTGGTGGCTGCTGTTCTGGAAGCGACGAAAGCGCAGATATCTGAGCTGGAGTGGCGGATTCAGGTCGCAGCTGAAACAGAGAATACAAGCGGTGGCGACGCCGATCCCTACACCGGAGAATACGAGGTCGTTCCAAAAGCGTTTTCCTCGCAGACATTGGAGACTGCCAACAAGGTACTCGATGAGAATGTTGTTGTAGCGGAAGTTCCATATTTTGAGACCTCGAACACCTCCGCAGGGAAAACTGCCTACATCGCAAGGGAGGGAAATCTAAGATGAATAACCCGACATTAGTACATCACGGCGTTATCGGCATGAAGTGGGGCGTGCGCCGTTATCAGAACAAAGATGGCAGTCTGACTCCTGCGGGTCAAAAGCGGTACGACCGCGACCAACGTGAGAACGCTGCCAAGAAGAAGGAAAACCGCATTGACGTCAGCACGCCGGACCCGAAGCGCTGGGCTAAGGAAGATCTGGAGCGGAGCAAGCGGCTTGTGGACACCAGTTCGGGCCTTGTCAATCAGGCAAAGAGTATCGAGCGAAGCAGCGCGCCGAAAGCCAGAAAGACTCGTATGGACCTTTCTAAGATGAGCGATCAGGAGATGCGGGCGCAGATCAACCGCGAACTGCTGGAACGGCAGTACAATGATCTGTTCGCCAAGCCGGAAGCAGCCAAGGTATCCAAAGGACGTACTGCTGTCAGAGAGACGCTTGAGGTGGCAGGAGGCGTGCTGACAGTTGGAAGTTCTGCGCTGGGCATTGCGCTGGCAATCAAAGAACTAAAGGGCTGAGGTGAGCATTCGTGGCATTATCAAACACAGCCGTTCCAAAGTATTACGGCATGTTTCGGGATGCCGTGATGCGCGGAGAGATTCCAGTCAACAAAGAGATTTCCATGGAGATGAATCGAATTGATGACCTGATCGCCAACCCGGGCATCTATTACGACGGCGAAGTGGTAGAGGGCTGGATCAAGTATTGCGAAGAAGAATTGACGCTGACTGACGGCTCTGACCTGAAGCTGCTCGACAGCTTTAAGCTTTGGGGCGAACAGGTCTTTGGTTGGTATTACTTTGTGGAGCGCAGCGTGTATGAGCCGAATGAAGATGGGCACGGCGGGCACTACGTCCGCAAATCCATCAAGAAACGGCTTATCAACAAGCAATACCTGATTGTTGCCCGCGGCGCCGCCAAGTCGCAGTATGAGTCCTACATCCAGAGTTACTATCTGAATGTAGATATGTCCACAACGCATCAGGTGCATACTTCGCCGACGATGCGGCAGGCCGAGGAAGTCCTCGCGCCGATGCGGACAAGCATTCTGCGGTCGAGAGGTCCGCTGTTTCAATTCCTGACGGAAGGCTCTATCCAGAACACCACCGGCAATCGCGCCGAGCGGGTCAAGCTGGCTTCGACCAAGAAGGGCATCGAGAATTTCTTCAACGGCTCTCTTGTTGAGATCCGTCCAATGTCTATCGACAAGCTGCAAGGCTTGAACAGCCGTATCAACACTGTGGATGAATGGCTGTCCGGCGATGTGCGGGAGGATGTAATCGGCGCTTTGGAGCAGGGCGCATCCAAGAATGACGATTACCTTATCATTGCGGTCAGTTCGGAGGGTACGGTACGAAACGGGCCGGGCGACACCATCAAAATGGAGCTGATGGACATTCTCAAGGGCGAGTACAACAACCCGCATGTGTCTATCTGGTGGTACAAGCTGGACTCCATTGATGAAGTCGGCGACCCTGATATGTGGCTCAAGGCCAATCCGAACATCGGAAAGACCGTAAGTTATGAGGTTTATCAGTTGGATGTAGAGCGAGCGGAAAAGGCGCCTGCGGCGAGAAACGACATTCTTGCCAAGCGCTTTGGTCTTCCGATGGAGGGCTATACCTACTACTTCACCTATGAGGAAACCCTGCCGCATCGGATACAGCGGTTTTACGGAATGCCATGCGCGATCGGATGCGACCTTTCCAGAGGCGACGACTTCTGCGCGTTCACCTTTTTGTTTCCGCTTCGCGGCGGAAGCTTTGGTGTGAAGACCATCAACTACATTTCCTCGCTGACGCTGATGCAGCTTCCGCTGGCTCTGCGGAGCAAGTACGACGATTTCATGCACGAAGGCAGTTTAATCGTGCTGGACGGAACGGTGCTTGACATGATGGATGTCTACGACGACCTTGACCGGTTTATCGAGGAGAATCAATTCGATGTGCGCTGCATCGGATACGACCCTTATAATGCCAAGGAATTCATCGAGCGGTGGGCGCAGGAAAACGGCCCGTTTGGGATTGAAAAGGTCATTCAGGGCGCTAAGACAGAGTCAGTCCCTCTGGGCGAACTGAAGAAGTTGGCGGAGGAGCGGATGCTGCTCTTTGACCAGGAGCTGATGACCTTTGCCATGGGAAATTGCATCGCCATGGAGGATACCAACGGAAACCGCAAGCTGCTCAAGCAGCGGCATGAGGAAAAGATCGACTCGGTGGCCGCAATGATGGATGCCTATATTGCATTCAAGGCAAACCGGGACGCATTTGAATAATCACTAAATTGTTGGGGGGGGGTACTGTGTGAACCAACTTTCTCACCATGGAATTCTCGGCATGAAGTGGGGCGTTCGCCGTTATCAGAACAAGGACGGCAGCCTGACTTCCGCGGGCAGGAAGCGATATGACACAGATATCGACGGAGCAACAGCTAATGTCGAGCAGGCAAAGAAGCAAAAGGCAGCCGCCGCAGCCGCATACAACAAGGCGACTCTTGGCGGAATGGTCTATAACGAAAAGGCAACAAATGATTTGCTGAAGGCGACCAATCGAGTCGACTGGGCCAAAGAAAAACTGAGCTCCGAAAAAGTCAAGGAAAAGCTGAATGCAGAAACCAAGGAGAAGTCTAAGCATCGGTTAAAGCTTGAAGAGGAGTATCGGTCGAAAGGAATGTCAGAAGAGGAAGCCGCTGTTGCAGCCTATAAGCGCGTTAGGACCGAGAAGATTATTGCCGCTACCGCCGGTGTAACGATTGCCGCCGCAACTGCTTATGTTGCATATAAGCATTACGATAAGACAGTCGATAAGTTTATCAAAGCTGGAACCGAGTTGCAGAATATGTCAGGCAACAGCAATAAGGGCGTTTCGGATGCATTCTATTTCTCTATGACAAAGGGGGACAATACCAAGTATCGCGGCCTTTACGGCATGCAGATTGAGAACAGCGGGCGAAAGGTTTATGAAACCAAAATCGGAGTAAACCAGGCCATGAAAGTGGCGTCCGAAAAGTCTGCAACAAAAGCTCTGTCCGATTTGGTGAGTCAGGATGCTTCGTATCGGAAGACTTTAGAGCAACATCTGTCCGACTCCGTTGGACGCTATGCTTCCGATAAGCAAAATCGTGTTGTCCGCGAGGGCCTGAAATCCCTGTCAAAAGGCAAGATCGACGGAAAGGTCTATAATGCGCTGAATTTGACGCTGGTGGACCACAATCTACCAACTTCTTCTGCCGTTAATTCCGGGTTTTACAATAAGTTGAAATCTCTCGGATATGATGCTATCATGGATGTAAACGATAAGAAATACAGCGGCTATATGAGTTCCAAACCGATGATTGCTTTTAATGCGGCATCTAAAGCTGCGGTGAACAGCGTTCGGGAAGTCGGTCATGAAGAAATTCAGAAGGCTTATTCCAAAGGAATTATGGACATTACCGTAAAATCGTTGGCGCCTTCTGCTGCTGGAATTGCCGGTTCTGCCGGGCTGGTTGCCGTTGGACAGAAAGCCCTTCACGGGCAGGAGAACGACAAGATCGTACAGAAATACCGCAAGCAGCACCCCGAAACAAATCTGTCATACGATCAAATTCTCGATAATTATTACAAATAAGGAGGCATTTCTATGAACCGGAATTTTCTTCGGTATATTCCATATGCTGGACTTGCAGCCAGCTTGGTTGGTATTGTCCTTAGCGTTCGGAAGCCTAAGAAGATGCTGATTTGCAGCCCCATGATGGATGATGGCTTGGCCGCCCCGATCATGGACTATGCGAAAAAGCATCCGGGTGTTGAAATCACCGAGGAGCTTGGCAGCAAGATACTGAAAGAGGGCAGCAAATAATAACCCAGTCTTTTCCCGTAGGTCATAACCGGCCTGCGGGATTTTTTTGTTTTACGACAAAATCCATTTTACAAGAGGTGGTGAAGCAATGGATGAATCGTTTGGCAGCCGGCTGAAACATGCCTGGAATGCCTTCATGAACCGGTCGCCTACCTACCGCACTGCGGATTACGGTGCAAGCTATTCCTACCGTCCGGATCGGCCGAGACTGACGAGGGGAAACGAGCGCTCCATCATCACCAGCGTTTACAACCGAATCGCCATGGACGTTGCGGCTATTTCCATTCAGCATGTGAGGCTGGATGCGAACGGTCGCTTTCTTTCTGCTATGGACTCCGGATTAAACCGGTGTTTGACACTGGAGGCCAACCTCGACCAGACCGGAAGAGGCTTCGTGCAGGATATTGCCATGTCTATGATGGATGAGGGCGTGGTAGCGATTGTTCCCGTGGACACTACGGTCGATCCGACTGTAAGCAGCTCCTACGAGATCAACACCATGCGAACCGGTAAGATCCTGGAATGGTATCCGCAGTATGTGCGGGTCCGTATCTATAACGACCGAACGGGCAATAAGGAAGAGATCATGCTCCCCAAAAGCCAGATCGGAATTGTAGAAAACCCGCTGTTCGCCGTGATGAACGAGCCGAACTCAACCATGCAGCGTCTGGCAAGGAAGCTGGCACTTCTGGATGTGATCGACGAGCAGAGCGGAAGCGGAAAGCTGGACCTGATTATCCAGCTCCCCTATGTCATCAAGACCGACGCAAGACGTCAACAGGCTGAAAAACGCCGTAAGGATATCGAAGACCAATTGTCCGGGTCAAAGTACGGGATCGCCTATACCGATGGTACAGAGCGCATCACACAACTGAACCGTTCGGTCGAGAACAACCTGATGCACCAGATCGAATACCTGACGAGTATGCTTTACAGCCAGTTGGGTATCACTCAGGAGATCATGGATGGAACGGCCGACGACAAGACGATGCTGAATTATTACAGCCGGACGATCGAGCCCTTCGTATCAGCCATCGCTGACGAAATGAAACGAAAGTTTCTCACCAAAACTGCCCGGTCGCAGTTCCAGTCGATCGCATTCTTCAGAGATCCGTTCAAGCTGGTCCCGGTATCCGAGCTGGCCGAGATTGCGGACAAATTCACCAGAAACGAGATCCTGTCGCCCAATGAGATGCGCCAGATCATCGGTCTGAAACCGTCCGCAGACCCCAAGGCAGACGAGCTACGGAACAGAAATGTGAGCGAAGCGAACGGAAGTGAAGCCGCGAAAGCGCCGACTGAAGAAACGACCGACAACAACCAAACTGAAGGAGGAAATTCAAAATGAGGTACGATTTCAGTGGCTGGGCTACCCGTAACGATCTGAAATGCTCCGATGGACGCACGATCCGCAAGGACGCATTCAAGAGCAATGACGGGCAGACGGTCCCGCTGGTCTGGAACCATCAGCACAACGACGCAATGAATGTTCTGGGCCATGCGCTGCTGGAGAACCGTGAGGACGGCGTTTACGCCTACTGCACATTCAACGAAACGGAATCCGGCCGCAACGCCAAGCTTCTTGTGGAGCACGGCGACGTATCCGCGCTGAGTATTTATGCCAACCAGCTCAAGCAGCAGGGGGCGGATGTTCTGCACGGCGCGATCAGAGAGGTCAGCCTTGTGCTGGCCGGAGCAAACCCCGGCGCCTACATCGACTCTGTCATGTGTCATGGGCAGGAGAACGAGGAAGAGGCCATTATTTATACCGGAGAGGAGATCAGCCTTTATCACGCCGACGACGGCAAGAAGAAGGCCGAGGACGAGAAAAAGGACGATACTTCTGCTGATGGCGAGAAGAAAGAGGATCAGAAGGCCGAGGACAACAAAACTCTGGCCGATGTGTTCGAGACCTTTACCGAAGAGCAGAAGACTGTGGTCTATGCCCTGATGGGACAGGCTCTCGAAGATGCTGCCAAAACCAACGAGGACGATAAGTCCGCAAAACATTCCGATCTTGAAGGAGGAGACAATTCTATGAAGAAGAACATTTTCGACCAGACCGGCGACAACCAGTCCTTTGAGCTGAGCCATTCCGATCAGGCCAGCATCATCGGTCTTGCCAAGAATAAGAGCGTCGGCACGCTCCAGAACGCCATTTCCATGTATGCCGAGAATAACAAGGAACTGGCGCACGGCATCGACGACATTGACACCCTGTTTCCCGATTACAAGGACGTTTACCCCGGCGCGCCCGAAGTGCTGCTGCGTGATCAGGGCTGGGTGGACGTTGTGATGAGCAAGGCTCATAAGAGCCCCATCAGCCGTATCCGCACCCGCCAGACGGATGCCCGTGACGTGACCGTTCGCGGCAGCGGCTATCAGAAGACCAAGAAGAAGGCAGTCGCCCCCAACGTGAAGCTGCTCAAGCGCACCACTGACCCGCAGACGGTGTATCGCAAGGATGCACTGAACCGCGATGACATCGTCGACATCACCGATTTCGACGTGGTCGAGTATCAGTACGGCATCATGCGTTCCAACCTGAACGAAGAGATCGCCACCGCTATCATGATCGGCGACGGCCGCGAGGACGGCGATGAGGCCAAGATCAGCGAGGAGCACATCCGCTCCATCTGGCACGATGACGAGCTCTACACCATCCACACGGATGTGGACTTCGCCGCTGCCAAGGCTGAACTTCAGGGCAGCAACACCGGCGCAAGCTTCGGCACCAACTACATCTATGCTGAGGCCATCATCACCGCCGCTCTGTATTCCCGCGAGCAGTATAAGGGTCATGGTACTCCTGACTTCTACTGCACGCCGCATCTGCTGAACATCATGCTGCTGGCCCGCGACATGAATGGTCGCCGCATCTATGACTCCAAGAGCGATCTGGCTGCCGCGCTGAACGTCGGCAACATCTATACCGCCGAGCAGTTCGAGGGCCGCACCCGCACCACCAAGGATGTTTCTCCCAAGACAAAGAAGCTGCTGGGCATCTTCGTTAACATGGACGACTATCAGATCGGCGCGACCAAGGGCGGTGAGATCACCCGCTTCAACCAGTTCGACATCGACTTTAACCAGGAGAAGTATCTGATTGAGACCCGCATCAGCGGCGCGCTGACCCGCGTGTATTCCGCTATTGCGCTGGAAGAGGATGTTACCAAGACTCCCTCCGGCGGCGACAGCTCTTCTCAGACGGATAGCAACGTCTAATACCGGCAGATCGGAGGGAAATTCAAAATGGCGAAGTTTTATGGCGTGATCGGCTATGCCGTGACAAAGGAGACTGCTCCGGGCGTGTGGACCGAGGAGATCGCGGAGCAGAGTTACTACGGCGATCTGACGCGGAATATGCGCCGGCTTCAGGACTCCGGCGATCTGAACGACGACATCAATGTTGCCAATGAGATCAGCATTGTGGCAGACCCGTATGCCAATGCGAATTTCCACTCCATGCGGTATGTTGCATTTATGGGTGCCAAATGGAAGATCAGCAAGGTAGAGGTTCAGTATCCGCGGCTGATCCTGACACTGGGAGGTGTTTACAATGGCAAACAGGCGACTTGAGCTGCATGAGCTGCTGTGCGGACTTCTTGATTCACGGCATGTCTATTTCCAGCCTCCCGAATCGGTAAAAATGAGATACCCCGCCATCGTCTACAATCTCGACTATATCGAGAACAAGCACGCCGATGACGGGGTGTATCTTTCCAACCGGCGCTATCAGGTCATTGCGATCGACGCAAATCCTGATAGTGAGCTGATCGAAAAAATCGCTTCCCTGCCCACCTGTCAGTTTAGCCGGCACTATGAGCAGGACAATCTGAACCATGATGTATTCACACTCTACTATTAAGGAGGATCTAAATTATGAGTAAACTTGTTTGGGACCAGTCCGGCAAGCGTCTGTATGAAACGGGCGTTGACCACGGCGTTCTTTATCCCATTCAGACCGGCGGCGTTTATTCCAAGGGCGTCGCGTGGAACGGTCTGACCGCCGTCACCGAAAGCCCCTCCGGTGCGGACGTCAACGACATCTATGCCGACAACATGAAGTACCTCGGTCTGGTGGGCGCGGAGAAGTTCGGCGCTACAGTTGAGGCTTACACTTATCCCGATGAATTCGCCGAGTGCGACGGCAGCGTTGAACTGGTGAAGGGTGCGACCATCGGCCAGCAGAACCGCAAGGTCTTCGGCATGGTCTACCGCACGGTCATCGGCAACGATGTTGACGGCAATGAGCACGGCTATAAGCTGCATCTGATCTACGGCGCAACCGCCGCTCCGTCCGAAAAGGCGTATAACACCATCAACGAGGACCCCGAAGCCATCACCTTCAGCTGGGAGCTGAGCACCACCCCGGTCAATGTCACCGGCCACAAGCCTACCGCTTCTCTGACCATCGACTCCACCAAGGCCGACCCCACGAAGCTGGCCGAGCTTGAGAAGATTCTGTTCGGCGACACCGTTACCGAGCCTCGTCTGCCTCTGCCTGATGAGATCGCGCAGCTTCTGAACGTTGCCTGATGCACTGAATTATGAAAACCGGGGAGTCGTATTCCGTTTGGCGGGCGGCTCCCCAACTTTTTACTTTTGAAAGGAGAAACCCACTATGCTGAAATACCCTATCACTTACACTGATTATAACAACGTGATCCGCACGGAGGACTTTTATTTCAATCTGAATAAGGCCGAGGTCATGGAAATGGAGCTTGGCACCACCGGCGGGTACACCGAGATGATCCGCAAGATCATTTCCGCGCAGGATACGCCGACACTGGTCACCGTATTCAAGGAATTCATTCTGAAGGCATACGGCGAAAAGTCTCCCGACGGCAAGCGCCTGATGAAGTCCAAGGAGATCGCGGAGGCTTTTGCACAGACGGAGGCTTACTCTGAGCTGTTCATGTCCCTGGCGACCGATGCGGACAAGGCCGCGGCTTTCATCAACCAGGTGCTGCCGAAGCAGATGGACAGCGTCCACGCACAGCCTGCGGCAACGAACTGACAACGAAGGAAATGGAGGATAAGAGATGCTCCGAATCACGATTCCGGAAATGGAATTCTGGGATGAGAGAAAAGAGGAGTTCCGCTATACCAAGGAGCAGACGCTTCAACTGGAGCATTCTCTTGTTTCTCTTTCAAAATGGGAGTCCAAATTCTGCAAGCCGTTTCTCTCCAAGCAGGAAAAGACGCTTGAGGAGACCATTTACTATGTAAAATGCATGACGCTGACGCAGAACGTGAACCCCGACGTTTACAACCGCCTTACCGATGCCAACATCGAGGAGATCAACCGCTATATCGAAGCGCCCATGACTGCAACCCGCTTTTCCGACGAGAAAAACGGACGGCCGGGGCGTGAGCAGATCACGGCGGAGCTGATCTATTACTGGATGATCGCACTGAACATCCCGCCGGAATACCAGAAATGGCATTTGAACCGGCTTTTGACCTTGATCAAGGTATGCGAGGTCAAGAACCGGAAGCCGAAGCGGAAGAGTCAGGGCGACATCATGAGGCGGAACGCCGCCTTGAACGCGGCGCGCAGAAAACAACTCAACACAAAGGGATAAGGAGGAATGCGGCTATGACTGCTCAGCAGCGGCTGATCGCCACAGCAAGAGCCGAAATCGGTTATCTGGAAAAAGCGAGCAACGCACAGCTTGACGACAAAACGGCCAATGCCGGAGACCGTAACTGGACCAAGTATGCAAGAGATCTGGATGCGCTCGGTTTATACAACGGGCCGAAAAACAGCTACGCCTGGTGCGATATGTTCTGCGATTGGTGTTTTGTCAAGACCTTTGGACTGGAGAAGACGCTGGTGATGACCGGGCAGATTCTCGACGGCTACGGCGCAGGATGCACGGAGAGCGTGCGCTACTACAAAAATCTCGGCCGTTTCTTCACCCAAAACCCGCAGAGCGGAGATCAGATCTTCTTCTCAAAGGATGGCGGCAAGTCTTTTTACCACACCGGTCTTGTGGAAAAGGTGGAGAACGGACGGGTCTACACCATTGAGGGCAATACCTCCAGCGCGGAGGGCGTTGTGGAAAACGGCGG